TTTTAAAATAAGCATCAATTTTACGCTGCAGCCTTGCCGCAGACGTGTAATAAGCCGGTCTGCCACGTTTCATAAAACCTCATAAAATTTTAAGAAAAAACCGCCGGGATGGAATTAATTAGAATAAAAATGTTTGGATTTTTGGTCTCTTAGTTTTATTTGAAAGGAGCCGGCGGCGTTCCTGTTTAAAATTAGTATGTCCAGTATAAATATACAGCACTCGCAGGGTGCTGTATAGTGTGAGAAGGTGATATGTTTTTATGGTATAATCCGGCTATGAAAAAAGTGTGTTTGTTGATACTATTAATATTATTTCTGGGTACAAATATGTGTGAAGCAAAACATTTGCACAAAGAGAAGTATTATCAGAAATCATGGTGTGATAAAAATCATGGTCAAATGGAATACAGATTAGACGATGGCACACGTGTAGACTGTTTGACAATTATATTTACAATCTATTTTAAATTATAACTTCTAAAATGTCCGCAAACTTCACCACATAATTTGAAATCGTTAATATTTTCCTTTTCTATAAACCTTGTCGGATAGTCTTTATTTGCACTTCTAACAATAATTTGATTTACATTATAGCTTAAATATTTGCAGTATAGACGTTCATTATAACAAAATACATAAATGTGATTATCAATTATAGTATCAGTATCAGTAACACGAATAATTAACATATCATTTGGTTTAATTTCCGGTTGCATACTATCAGATGTTGCACTAACAATAATATATTTATTATTCTTTGAATAGCCTTTAATAAGACTAACAGGAATTGTCATTTTTTCCTTTGTTTCACCAAAAGGAATTATACCGTTACCGCAAGAAACTTCAATGTCAGGGTAGTAGTCTAACGTGCGACAAAGCGGCATGTTTTGTTCTTTAATAACAAAATTATCTAAAAATGCGGCATCAAGTGCGTTTTCTTCCCATTGTTTTAAATGTTGTTTACGAGAAACACGATTATACGCAGCTTGTTTACTTCCTAATCCTAAAACTTCTGCAACTTTGTCGTATGTAATTTTTTGTTTTGTTAAGTTTTGCAAACTTTCAATTTTTTCGTCTAATAGCATTATATACACCTTTCGGATGAGATATGATTTATTTTGATTAGTTTTTGTTGACAGATAATTAGTTTTTTTGTATAATAATTCTGTTAGTTGATTTTATTACACAAAAACAACATAACACAGCACATTTTTAAAGTCAATAAACCTTACAGGCGGCTGGAGCCAACCCAGCATAAAAAGGGGCAAAATAAAGCCATAGCAAGATTTTATGATTTTAAAAATTGCAAAATATAGCAGGGTAAAAACAAGTTTTAAAAAGGTCTTAACTAAATAAGCCTTATTTAGGCTGGCTCGGCTATGCAAAAATCTTCCAAAATTGAATAAAAAAGGGTAATGACCAACATTCGGCGATGGTATAGCCATAAAGCCCACGAGGCACAAGCCGTTATTCACTGGCTAGGTTCCACCCATATTGGGATTGGCAAGATGTAAACAGAATAAGACGCAGGTTTACGAAATAAGAAGTTTTAAAAGAGGGCTACAGGTGACTGATAGCCCCATATTAAGACTTTTAAAGGAGAGATTATGAACTATGTAATGCACTTTTGCCGTAATTCTCGGCTATCAGAAAAGAGTAAAAACTATTGCAATAATGGTTGGATTGATAAAGATTTGACCAATGCTCAATTGCTCGCTCCATCGTGGAAGTATTGTAAATCTTGTGCTGAGAAATTTGGCATTAATTTTGAAAATCAAAAACCATCAGATTACATGAGCGAAAGAGAATTAAATCAGAGAAAAAATAGAGGTAAGAATTTAGCACTTATGAATAAATTAAAAATTAATTCTTTATAAGAGGATAAACTCCTCAACGAATTTTTTAGGTGTTACAGGTATAAATTATCATCTAAAGAATTTAACAAGGCTTTAAAAAGTATTTTATATACATCCGTCCCAAAAGGACACGTTTACCCTGCAGAAAATACTGTAAATCAGCCCTTCATCAATCTTTCCGTGCTTAACTTAAATGGTTTACCGAAGGGCTTTTTTTTAAAGTGTACAGCCACTCTATAGGTACGGCGGATGAAATTAATAATTTAACCTTAGCTTATTATTCAATACCTTTAAATCCGAGCGGAATGTCCGCCCCGTTCGGTGGGTGGCACTTATAGAAGGAGAACAAAAACATGCAACATATTAGTATGAGCGAGTTTCTGTCGACACTCGCATTTTTCGGTATTCAATTTTTATTCGTATTTATGGGGGTTTTGCAATGGCTAAAAAGTTAAGCAATATTTTTAAAAATTTAACTAAAAAAATGGAAAATGACCCGATGTTCAAAGCGCCACCGCTTGAAATGGAGTTGCGCGAAGAAATAAAAAAACGTAAAGAACAAAATAGTCAAATTATATGGGCGCACTATTATGTGCCGATTGCCGTGCGGAAGGTTTTAAAAGATAGCGGCAATAAATTCACTTCACTTGACAGCAAGCGCATAGAATATCTGGCAAGCGCTTTAATGTTCAATGACATGTACGAAGGCAGACTTAACGAATTTTTTAAATTCGAGAATGAAAGCGAGGTCTAAGATGCAAGGATTTAAAAAGGCGCAAGCGGAGTATGAGAGTAGAATGTTTGCGCCATACGACAATGACGGTTCGGAATACGACAAGGAATTAGAAGCCGAACGCGCCGAAGAGTTTGCGGAATGGCAAGCTGAAATGATGATGGATAGAATTTGGAATGATACTTTTTAAAAATGAAAGGATGTAATGAAATGGGAACAGAATTACTTAAAGTATCACCGGCACTTGCCGGCGAATTAAAAAAGCGTAATATTAGCGGTCAAACTTGGAAAGTTATCAAAGAAACAATTTTCCCCGGCGCCAGCGATGAGAGCGCATTAATGGCTTATGACTATTGCAAAGTAAGGAAACTTGATGTACTCAAACGGCCTGTGCATATAGTTCCGATTTGGGATACAAAGGCAAAAAAAATGGTTGATACTGTTTGGCAAAGTATTTCCGAATTAAGGACTACGGCAATGCGTACAGGTCAATATGCCGGTTGCGATGAGACAATATATGGTCCTGATGTAACACAAAAGGTCGGAACTGTAGAGATTACGTTTCCGGAATGGGCGCAAGTTATTGTATACCGTATGGTAGCAGGACAGCGAGTACCTTTTTATGGTGGGAAAGTCCGTTGGTTAGAAACCGTATCTACAACAAAAGAAGGAAATCCAAACGCTATGTGGAAACAACGACCCTACGGTCAATTAGAAAAATGCGCAGAAGCAGCAGCTTTAAGAAAAGCATTTCCGGAAGAATTAGGCAATGAATATTGCGCCGAAGAAATGGGAAATAAAATTTCAAACAATCCGACAAAAAACGATGAAACTGTGATTGATGTTTTTTCGGAAACGTCAGATGTCAAAACTAAAACAAAAGAGTTACCAATTTCTGATGAAATTGATCCAAAGTTAGAAGAACTTGCAAACCAATTTTATGAGGAACATAAAGATGAAATCGGGTAGTGGCGAATTTTGTATTGTTGAAAGTTACGGGAATAAACATCGAAGCATTTGTTTTTACAAACACTCAAACGGATTTTTCAAAGATATAAATCTTAAATTACCTAATGAAAAAGACTTTACTTGGCACACTATTAAAATTTCAAAAGAAGAATATCTCAAAAAATTGAAATATTTTCTTTGGTTAGTGAAAAATGAGGTAGAAAATGAAGCTAACGGATAAAAATTATTACTCAAACAAAGCAGATAGCGAATTTATCAGCGTTTCACAGTATAAAAACTTTTACGGAACGTTAGAACGTAAAGGATGCGAAAATCAAGCACTGGCAATTATAAAAGGGGATTTCGTTAAGGAACGAACCCCTGCCATGCTTATAGGTTCATACGTTGATAGTTATTTTGAGGGTACGCTCGATAAATTTAAAGAGTGTACCCCTGAGATTTTTAAAAAAGACGGAACGTTAAAAGCTGAATACATAAAAGCTGACGAGATGATTAAACGTTGTGAAGCTGATAAACGCTTTATGCAATATATGAGCGGCGAAAAGCAAGTCATTATGACGGCTGAATGGTTTGGGGCAAAATGGAAAATCAAAATGGATAGCTATTTGCCGGACAAGGCTATTGTCGATTTAAAAACCGTTGACGATATTTACAAGCCGGTTTATTGCGATGGTGTCGGTAAGCTGAATTTTATACAGGCAAAAGGTTATGATTTCCAGTTAGCAGTTTATCAAAAGATTGTAGAACTCAATACTGGGAAAAAATTACCTTGTTATATTGCAGCTGTCGATAAAACAAAATCCCCCGCTATTGAAATTATACAAATTACGCAAGCTGAATTGGATTCAGCCTTAGTAGGTATCAATGAGAATGTTATAAATAGGATTGTTGATTTAAAAAGCGGCAAAGTAGAACCCGATAAATGCGGTAGATGCGATTATTGTAAAGCGACAAAAATTATCGACAAGCCTATTAGCATGGGGGAGTTACTGAATGGCAGAGATTGATTATGAATTGCTGCAAGAAATGATTAATTGTGCAAAACGTGAAGTTCAATGGCGGTACAAAGTGTACCCGGGCAGAGTTCGCAAGGGTACAATGACACAGGCGGAAGCGGACAAAGAAAAGGCTTTGATGTATGGCATTCAAAAAGCCTTGCAGAAAATTTATGACGGCACGGCACCGCTTCCGGTGCAACAATCATTTCTAAATGCACAGGATTATATTAAACCGAAGAATTTTGATCAATATAGAGGTTAGAAAATGGAAACAGGTACTTGCAAAATAAATTGTTTTATTTTTACAGATATTACCAATATTTTAGAGGATAGGAGATAAACATGGTAAAAAGGCTATCAGATTCTGAAATTTGGGAGAAAGACTGGTTTCTGGATTTACCCGATAAGAAAAAATTACTTGTAAAATTTTTATATGATAAATGCGATTGTGCCGGCATTTATGAGATTTCTAAAAGGGTGCTTAGAACTTGTTTTTTTGAAGATATAAAAAAAGAAGATTTTGAGGGATTAAAACAAATTCGATTTATAAATGAAAATACAATTTTTATTGAAGACTTTATAAAATTTCAATATAAAACAGAGATACCCTATCTAAACCCCTCAAATGGTGTTCACAGAGGGATTTTAAGACGTTTAAAAAAATATAATTTAGATACCCCTACTGTACCCTTACCAAAGAGTACTGGTATAGGTATAGGTATAGGTATAGGTAATAATACTATTTCTATAAATAATAAAAATAAAGAAAAAGAAAATTTTTCAAAAATTACAAATCCCGATTTTTATATTTCTGATGATAAAAATAAAATCTTTGAACTTTATCAGAATGAATGCCCAAATTTAATAAAAATTACCGGAGAAAAAAGAAGCCGTAAAATTTTAGATAAGGTTAGTAATTTCCTCTCTGAAATTAATTACGATTGGGGATATTTCAAAAATCTTTGTAAGAATGCAAATGAATTAAAAACTATTGCAAATACAAAGATTGATTTTGAAATGCTGCTTAATTGCCATATTGGCATTATGAACGGCAAATATAAAAAAGACCAAAACAAAAAAGGTGTAAGTCAAGAATTTATAGACGACTTTTTTGAAAATTTAAGAAAGGAAGAATCTCAAAATGAATAAAGATGATTTTTTACAACATTTATTTTCATTGTATCCAAATACTTTTACTGAAAAAAATTTAAAAACTTGGCATAAAGCATACAGTATTGTTTTTGGAAATAAAAAAATAGATTTTAAGAAACTTTTTGAAGTATATGTTACAAGCTATCAAAGTACGGCTATTGCTCCGGCTCCGGCTTGGTTTAAAGAGCATTTATCAGATTGCATAATAAGACCTGATAAATGTGCGGCATTGGTACATATAGATAAAATTCGAGAAGAGGGGAGTGTTCCGCCACCTAAAGAATTTAAAGAATCAATAAAAAATTTAATCGCCCAAACGGCAATAGAGTAGAACTTTTAAAAATAAGGAGAAGAAAATGACAAAATCAAATTTGAAAGAAAAAGAAGATTTAACAGTAAAATCATCGGATTTTCTTATTAAAAAAATTACAATGAAAGACAATAAAGCTATTATTGAATATTCTACCGATGATGATTTCAGAACTAACGACAGTAAATTTAAAGTCAAAGATGAAGTTACTGAGGATTTTAAAACAATATGGCAAAATGCACTGGCGATAATCACAGAATTAACACCGCAACTTTATAAAGAAGTCGCAGCTTTGAAAATTAATTCAATTAGTTTTGAGTATAATGGGGATTTTTTAGAAAAAGTCAGTATTGCCGTTGTATGGTCGATTGACGATAACGGACACATTTTAAATCTGAATTACAACAATTATCCGATTTACAAACCTGAAATGGCAGAAACGGTCGTTGCAATATCAGGTAAACACGAAGAACTTTTACACGAAATTTTAAAAGCTGCAAAGGCTTATATGAACGGTGAAACACGCACTAAGCAAATGAAATTAGTCGTTGATAACGCATAGCTTTACAATAATCAGACTAGAAGAGAGGGAGAAAATGAGGATAGAGTTTATAATTCCGGTGCATCCGGTTTCAAAGAAAAACAGTCAGATGATTATTCCTGTAAAAACTAAATACGGTAAAACCCGTCATATTCCTATACCGTCACAGCAATACAGAGAGTTTGAAGCTGAATGTTTACCATTTTTTTATCAGGTGAAAAATCAAGCCGGAGTTATAGACTTCCCCGTTAATATGGCGGTTTCGTTCTATGTTTCAAAAAGATTAAAATACGACTTGACAAACCTACTTGAAGCGGTTGACGATGCCGCCGTAAAATCGGGGCTTATTTCTGACGACAACAGGGACATCATAGCAGGTCATGACGGTAGCCGTGTTTTTTATGATAAATACAATCCCAGAATTGAAATCACGATTACCGAAATGGCTGATTACGTTCAATGGAAACCTACGAATATTGAGTAAAAGAATTTATTTTATTAATAATAAGGACAATAAAAAATGATAAAAGAGAAAAAAAGAACGTTGACTGATAAGCAAAAACAAGTGATAGCATTGATTGCTTGCGGTTACCAAGATGCCGAGATAGCGCAAGAGTTTAATATGTCGGTCAATGGAGTGCGCGCCATTGTCAACAAACTCGTTGAGCGCTTCGCGGTGATAAATAGAACCCATTTAGTTTACGAATGTGTTAAAAAAGGAATAATTAAATAGAACTGATTAGAAAATCGGGAATACCTAAAAAATACGAAGGATAGAGCTATCATGACAATAGAGTATATGGCAGATGCCCCAATTACAAAGGAATGGCTTGAGTGGTACGGGGATGCATGGCGCGCCTATGAAAGTTTTTTACGAGAAAAAAAAGAGCTGGAGCGCCGAATCTCATTAATTAAAGGGGTTGTTTACGATAGAGAGAAAATCTCTTCCGGGCATAAATATATTTCTCAACAAGAACGATACGTATTGAAGCTTGAGCGAAAAAATTACGAAATATCCGAGTGTGAAAAATTTTTATTTCCGGCAAAAAAGCGGCTAATACAGCAACTTTCAAGATTAAAAAAACATTCCTGGAGACAAGTATTAATTCTATTTTATATTGAACGTCGGAAGCTCACCGATATAGTTGAATATATTTTTGAATTAGAACCGGATTTTGAAGAAAAAAAGGATGGTACATATCTTGATACAGTGAAGCGCTGGAAGCGAGAAGCCATAGCACAACTGGAAGCACTGAACCAATCTTCATATGTGCCTGTTCAAACAAAAATGTTTTAGAGGATTAAAAAATGGAAAAAACAGAATTTATGAATTTCAAATGTCCATATAAAGGCATAGATTGCGCTTGGTGCGCCGAACCGGAGCCGTGCATATATAAAGCATATGATTCTTTGAAGAAAAAATACAACATAATACAACAAGCGCCTATATATGTGCAATGTAAGCAACTTGCGGCTGAGAATAAACAATTAAAAGCAGTACTTAAAGATATTAAAATTCTTGTTGAAAATATTAATAAAAACTATATGCAAGTAGGCTTTAAAGAATATGACGAATGCAACGAGAATATTTTAAAGCTTTTAATAAAAACGGAGGAATATTTTAAATGAATGATACGGAATTAATATTAAGCCTTGAAGAATTGTCGCGGATAGTCGGATGTGCAACAACTACCCTCCGCTCTTGGCTTGGCAGTTATAAATTTAATAATTCGTTGATATTTTCACGTGTGAAAATAAAAGGGCGTGCTTCTATCCATATTAAACTATCCTCGCAATTCTGCAGAATATTTGCAAAATACTTAACAGGTCGAAAAAAGCACGGCAGACCAGATTATTATCTTGACAATTTCTTTGAGTATTGCAGTAAAAAGAAAATGCTATGAGTATTTGAGGTTTAATATGGAAATAAAAGATATAGAAAATCAGATAATTAACGCTGACTGTATGGATATACTAAAGGAATTGCCTGATAAGTGCGTGGATTTAGTGCTGACAGACCCGCCGTATGGATATTTAAAAATAGATTTTGATAAAAATTATTTTTTAGAAGAACAAGTGTTCACACAAATAGCAAGAGTATTAAAAAAAGACGGTTTGATTGTTTTTTCGGGAAGAGGTGATAAATTTTTTCGTCAAAATTTAATATTAGAAAAATTGGGAGTCCCTTTTAAAGAAGAAATTATCTGGAATAAAAAAGCATCTTCGACTTGTTTTAATGATATTCAACGAAAACACGAATTATTTGTAATACGAGGCAATAAAAAATTAAATTATATAACAGAAAATTGGGAAGAACATTATATTGATAATACGCAATTAGTACAAGCAATTAATAGAGTAATTTCTACTATAAAGAAAAAACCAGAGTTAATTTGTAATTATATAAAAAATGGGAAAATTAAATACGATTTGCCAAGAAAAAGTAGAAATGATATTACAATCTCAAAAAAAACAAAAACGATAGACAGAGGTTTGGCAATATTTAAAGGTTTTTTTGAAGGTTTTAAATTACCAAGTATTTTAAATATTAGTCGTGATAATGTTTATCGCGGAATCCACCCGACACAAAAACCTATAAAACTATATGAAGTTTTAATAAAATTATGCAGCAACGAAAATGACCTAATCCTTGATTGCTTTTCAGGAAGCGGAACAACCGCAGTTGCTTGTCATAATCTAAAAAGGCGATTTATCTGTATAGAAAAAGATTCCGACTACTGGGAAGCAAGCGTAGAACGGTTAAAAAATGCACAGGCACAAATGAAATTATTTTAAGTGGAGGAAGAATGAACAATTTTGAAAGAATAAAAAGTTTTTCTAAAAATAAAATGACCGATTTTTTATATGCCTTATTGCGTAGTTCTTGTTGTATTCCAAAAGAGTATGACTGCAGAAAATGCGTGGCAAAAAGTTTATGTGATGTAGATAGAAAAAGAGATAGCAGATACAGTATTAGCCAATGGTTACAAGCGGAGAGCGAGGGGTAGGATGCTTAATATAAAAGATTTAATAATTCAAGACCAAAAAAGAACTATTGAAAGATTACAAGAAGAATTAAGAGATAAGTCGGATTTTATATTCAATTTAATGAATGTGATTGAAAATAACAAGGTTTACGGTATGGCAACTAAACAAGAAAGGCGAGGGGTAGAATGATAGAAGATTTATTAAATAACATACCGCTAACTATTACAAAATTTATCGAAGTGGATTGCCCGTATTGTCATAACAAGCATAACGCAAGAATTGAGTACAATTTTAAAATCAATTTATTACAAATTGATAATAAAAAACGATATCAAATGTATTATGAAACATCACAAATATATAGCGGTACAAATGAAAAATACATAGGCAGAGCAACGGGAACAGGATATTTGACACTTGAAGATGCGTTTAATGAATTACAAGCAATTATGAAGGAGCAAACCAATGAGAAGTGAAGATGAAAGATTAAATAGATGCCGAAAATGTAAACACACATTTCCAGTATATTGTAACGATGGGTGGCATTTTATAGGATGCAATAAATTAAAATGCAAATGGGTTTTAGAAATAGAAAATTGTCCATTACAGGAGGATAACCAATGAACGAAATAGAAAAGATGTATGAAAATGCGGGAATAGGAAAGCAAAAATATTTCGTAATGCAAGACGAAAACTATAAAGATGTTTTCGAGATTAAATACCCATCATTCACTGCAGAGAAACAGCTAAGTCTTATGGCTTTTTTAATAAATAGAAAAGTTGAACTCAGTTTTAAGGCAGAACAAGGGGAAATAACTGTTGAAGCAATATCAAGAGGTCTAGCAGGTATTGTTAATAGAATTTGGCAAGACCTAACATCAGAAGAAAAGCAACAAGTGAAAGGAATTTTGGAATAATTAAGAATTAAAGGAGAAGAAAAAAATGAAAAATAAAGAAGAAATTTTAAAGAGAATTGAATGGATTAAGCGTGCGTTGAACGATGACGATTGCGACAATGACGTGATGCAGACACGATTATATGCGCAATTAGAGATTCTTAATTGGGTTATACAGGAGGTTGAATAAATGTTACTAAAATGTATTCTTTGTTTTATTGTCGGAATTTATACCGGCATTATATGGGCGATGAACATAATAAAGGATAAATAAGATGAAAGTATTAGTAGCGTGTGAAGAATCGCAGCGAGTATGTATTGCTTTTCGAGCAAGAGGACACGAAGCATACTCTTGTGATATTCTTGAATGTTCGGGTGGACATCCTGAATGGCATATACAAGATGATGTATTAAAACATCTTAATAAGGATTGGGATTTAATAATAGCACATCCGCCTTGCACTTATTTAACGGTTGCAGCAAATAAATATTATAACGCTGAAAAATACGGAGATAAAGCAATTGAAAGAATGAAAGAAAGAAAGAAAGCAATTGGCTTTTTTATGGAATTTACTAATTTAAAATGTCCGAAAATTGCAATAGAGAATCCAATAGGCATTATGAGTACAGTATATCAAAAGCCTACACAGATAATTCAGCCTTATCAATTCGGACATACAGAACGTAAAGGAACTTGTTTATGGTTAAAGGGGCTACCACCTTTAAACCCTACAAATATTGTAGAGCCGGATATTATTAAACATCCGAGCGGCAGAACTGATAGCCGGTTGCATTATGAAACCTTTAAACTGCCGCCCAAAGAACGCTCAATAATGAGAAGTAAAACTTTTGAAGGAATAGCACAGGCAATGGCGGAACAATGGGGGTAATTTATGAAATGGATAAAAAAAGACAATAAAGGAAATCCGCAGGTGTGGTACTCGCAAGATGTAATATTACGTATTAGAGAGTGGGCAACAGCAGGCATTTTACATTACAAATATGATGCAAAAGGTGATTCAGATGCTTGCGAAACAATTATAAAATTTTTAAACGAGGTAGATGATGGAGAAAATAACTCATAGGGAACTTGCGGCAATTTGCGGGTGCTCATGTTCAGCAATCCGCTCATGGCTAGCAAGTTATAAATTCAATAAGTATGTGGATTTTAGGCGGTATCAGAATCCGCCGATAATAATTCGGTTCACGAAGGAATTTGCAAAAGAGTTTGCAAAATACTTAACAGGTCGAAAAAAAGCACGGCAAACCAGATTATTATCTTGACAATTTCTTTGAGTATTGCAGCAAAAAGAAAATGTTATGAGTATTTGAGGTTTAATATGGAAATAAAAGATATAGAAAATCAGATAATTAACGCTGACTGTATAGATATACTAAAGGAATTGCCTGATAAGTGTATAGATTTAGTGCTGACAGACCCGCCGTATGGGATAAATGTAACAAAAAAAACACATAATATCCCTAATATTAAAAAAGGTTTTTATAAAAAGCAACTATTTAAATTTAAAGATTGGGATAGTAAAAGACCAACAAAGATGTATTTTGATGAAATTGTCCGAGTATCAAAAAATCAGATAATTTTCGGGGGGAATTATTTTGCAGATTATTTGACGCCTACAAGAGGATGGATATTTTGGGATAAAAAAGAACATCCTACACAAGGTCAAAATTTTGCAGATGGGGAACTTGCTTACACTTCATTTGATAAAAACATTAAAAAATATGTTTATGGGTGGATAGGATTGGATTATATAAATAATTCAAAATGCGATAAAAAAGAGCATCCTACCCAAAAACCATTAAAACTATTTGAGATGATATTGCGTGATTATTCAAATGAAAACGACCTTATTTTAGATTGTTTTTCAGGTTCAGGTACAACGGCAGTTGCTTGTCATAATCTAAAGCGTAATTTTATTTGTATTGAAAAGGATTACGACTATTGGAAAGGAAGCGTTGAACGTTTAAAAAATGCACAAGCACAAATGAAGTTATTTTAGTACAAATGATGTAAATAACAAGAGTTAATTTTGTGAAGGACATTTATGTCCTTAGCAAGATTAAAATTGTGTTGTTACATAATTATCATTATAGGTATATTTCACGTAGTAATAAAACAGTGGTGTAAAGCCTTTATTTACTATGCTCTACACCATTTGGGGGAGAAAAGATGTATTTAGAAAATTTACAAGTAGGAATAATTGAAAATAGTGATAAATTGACATTAAAAGAATTAAATGAATTATACGGTGAAGATTATATACCCCCGTATTTTGTCATGAATGGCGGCGGTAGAATTTATCCTTTTTCGCATTTTTGGAAAGAAAAATTAATTCAACTTGATAAATATGTAGGAAGTCAAATAGCTAAAATAAAGGAAAATTCAAAAGGTGTTTCTCAAGGTTGCAGTAGGACTTGGCGAAATGCTCAAAAACGACATGATAAAATTATTAGTAGACAAATTTTTGGCTAAAATTACACATAAATTTTATTGTGTGTCATATAAGATACACAAATATAGTTTTTACTTCTTTATGTTAATATTTTGAGCAGGTGCAGGTTGCATCTGCTCTTTTTTTATGCTTTCAGTTGCCGAGGATTTCTCGGTAGTTGAAATTTTTGAACTAATTAAAATATATCCGGTCAAACAAATTAGAACTAACAAAAGTACAAAAATGATTATATTTTTCCAAAAGTGAACTTTTTGAGATTTTTCAAGACGAGCTTGAACTGTTTTAATTTCTGCACTTAGTTTTAAATTCTCCTCTTGAACTTCGCTTTTACTGTCAGTGAGCAGTTTTGTAGTATATCCAAAATTATTTAAAGCTGTTTGATGTATGCGTTCAATTGTTTCCAATGATTTATTAAAAAGTTCAAATGCTTCCGAATTAAAACTTTTTGAAACATTTTTGTAATTTTTTGTAACATTATCATCTAAATTTTTTAAAACTTCTTCGGAATTGTTTGAATTTTCTACAACTGTTTCAACTTTTTCAGAATTATTTGAATTTTTAAGCCTGTTCATATCATCGGCTGATAATACTACCTTTTGACCGTCAACACGTTCAACAGTTTCAAACTTTCCCGAACTAATCCAATAGTAAACTTTTGATTTCTTCCAATTTAAAGCCTGCATTAATTCTACAGGCGATAGTTCAAGTTTTTCCATACCCAATTTTTCCTAACTTTTTCAAACTCTCTTAAAAAATTCTAATCCTTGACAGAAAATATAGCATGCCTTTAAAATTAAGTCAATGACATAAATGTCATGCCAAAATTGAATAATAAAAAAAGACCTTTGAGAAAATCCCAAAAGCCTTAATTAAAAACTCGTAATTTAATTATTGCAGATTTCTCTCATAAGGTCAAGCGTGGCATACAAATTTTAGAGGGGGATTTGTGTATGGAAAATTTAAAAGAAGCTGAAAAGCATGTCAAAAAGGGGTTTTCACAATTTGAATTGTCAAAAAATGTACTTCACAATTTGAAACATTTAAATCTGACACCCACAGGAAAGCTTGTGTTGTTGATTCTTGTTGATTGCTACAATCCTGAGCATAATGCCGTTGTATTTCCGTCAATGGAGTATATTGCCGATATGGCAGGGATTGGATTAACAGCAACGAAGCAAGCAATTAGGGATTTAATTTTAATTGGCTGTATAATCAAATCTAAGCGGTCTAAAGTAAGAGGGAATTACAACAAGTACCTTTTGACAAAAAAAATTCAATACAGAGCGTCTGAACAACCCCAGAATGAATTTTTATTTCAAAGTCAGAAGTCGGATAACGACCGTTTAAAAAGTTCAGAAAACGACTGTTTTAAAAAGCCGGATTCCGACCGTTTCCATGAAGAACAAAAAAAAGAACAGAAAAACAACAACGTTGTTGTTTTTAAAAAAAATAATCTGTCTAGTGAGGATATGAGCATATTAAAGGATTATGCTCTATCGAAGAGCGCAAAAAATATTGACGGATATATCAGCGCGCTAATATCCAGCGGAGCAGCCCCGGATATTATCCGAGAAGAAAAGAAAAAACGTGAAGCGCTTAAAATTGACAATGCCGGTTGTGAGAGAACGGCTAAGCACATTGAAGAGTATAGGCGGATTGAAGGATGTCCGCCGCCGCCGTGTTTTATTGAATTACGTAAAAAATTATTGGAGATGAAATGAGAGAGCGTAGCCCGATAGATGATTTAATTGAACAATTGACATTAACCGAAGAGGAAGAACACTATCTGGAGGTTGCGAGGCGCCGATTATTAATTTATAGATGTTTTTTCAAGCAAAAATCTCGAAAACCCTCTTTAATAAGCCTTTTGGTTGATAAAAAGAGAGCAGAATTAAAGCGACTTGCCGCATAATTGTAACAATTTCTTAATATACTACAAATAAAGTATTGCATTATGTCATATATTATGACATAATATAATTGTTAGATGAATTCGGATTTCTCCGAAGAAAGGATATAAAATGAAGGAATTAAACATTAAAAACATCAATTTATTTGCAGAAACATTAAAAGATGAATATTTAAAAAAGGTTCAATCCGGCTTGATTTCTTACAAAAAATACAATGCTTTTTTAAACGAATTTCAACTTAAAAATGCTCTCGCAAACATCAACTATACAATCACTTGCTACAATGATGCCGAAGGGCAATACAATCAACACAATATGAATTTATTTAAAAATAAACTCTTGAGCCAATTAAAGGCTTTAAAAGCAAAAGTACAAAAATGGAATTAATAGAAGGACACAATATGAATGATATAGAATTTAAATTAATCCGAGAAGAATTACATTTATCGCAAACAGAGCTGGCGGAATTATGGGGGGTCTCTTTAAGAACCCTCCAACGCTGGGAGAAGGGAGATTTTAATATCCCTGCAAATAGAGAAGAGCAATTACATAATATGCTTCTGGATGTGTACAATGCTGTACAGCATTTTCTTGAAATTTTAGAAAAAAATGCACCGGACAAAAAAACAAACATTGTATTATTAGCATACAATCAATGGACGTATGACGGAGACTTCCCCCACTATAAGATACATTATTCCGCAATTTCAAAGTGCAAAAGTGCCGCTGTAGAGATTGGCTTCAATATTCGTATTGTGAAATTTAAACCGGATGAATATGCCGCTTGGTTACAAGGACGGGCTGATACTCAAGCACTCCGCTCTCTATGGGCTTCCGAGCAAATAAAAAGACCGCATGAATAAAATCCATGCGGTTCCAAAATTGATAAGTGCATATTTTTTTTTAAGGAGTTAAAGTCTATTTAAGTACCATTTAATTTTCAAGCGAATTTTAGCGCCGCACGTTCCGGCATCCGCCTTAAAAGTTAAATGGTTATCATCCAGTGGCAATATCGTCAAGTCAACCTTGCCAATATTTTGTTTCAAGTAATCATTCCAAGCAAGCAGGCTTTTTATGCTTCCATCCTTGACCATTTCGCCGATTTCGGCGTGGGTATAGAAATTATTAACCGGCAAGCCGTATTCTTTTAATTTTTCGGCTACAGTTTTATAAAATTTCTCAATCTGAACCCGCGTTAATCTTGAAGTTGACAACCCGCCACAGCAAGCGATATTGTACGTAATACTGTTCATTCCGCCGGTACTTGAAGCACAACCGACTGCCATACCTTGATGAAGCCGTCCTTCTCCGTCCACGAGCAACTGATAACTGCTTAAATCTGTTTTATTCGGTTTTAAGTTTCCGGCGGTCCAATGCCCAATAATATATTTCACTGCCACGTTATTTTCCCCTCATAATAAGGCTTTTTAAATCCTCGATACTGCCTGTCAATTCATCAAGTTTTGAATAAATATGATTCTGAAATTCTTTATAGGCATTTATTTCAACATATTTATTTGAGAAATTTTTTTCGACATCGTCCATAATTTCACGATGTTTTTTTTCCAATTGCTCCGGTTTGACAAAAATATTATGCTGCCAGATAAAGCCTAACACTACCACTAAAATCGGTGCGTATTCTACTATTTTCTCATCAATCATTTTTAATTTTTCCCTTTTAATCAAAAATAAGGCTATTAAATAACCTTTTCTATCTCATCGGCTGCCTGCTCTAATTTATCTGCAATCGCTCTGATTGTTTCAATGCCCAATTTCGTACCTTCGATATAAGCGGCGCGCTTGATTTCGTTTTCTTCATTATTAATTTTTGAAGCGTTCTGTGCTAAGTCCGAAATCAACTTGTTGACACGATAATCTACGCGCTGGTACATGCGGCGCTTTAAATATGGCACTACTTTTGACTTAATGAGCGCTTCAATACACGGAATCGATATTACGATTAAATTTTTAATAAATTCGATTAAATTCATCTTGCTTCACTCCTATTGATTTTTTTAATACCTTCTTGAAAATATACCAGTTTCGATTTAAGCCAGCGAAGAGTTGACAACTCGCTCACATAAAGCAACTTCTGATTATATTTTTCAGCATTAAAAACTTCTATTTTAAAGTTTTTAAAAGTCCCCCAAGTGTAATCACCGTAGGGCGTTTTTTTATTGCCTTTTAATATTCCAAATGTGGGTTGTGGTTTAATTGTCTGCGTTGGTGATATTCTCATAGTCAATCACTACCTTTTCTACTGCTGCAACTGTTCTAGCCTTCGAGATAGCATTCTTATATTCAAGATACTTGCCATTCCAGACCGCATTTTTAAATTGGGCAATCAATTGCCCTAAAGTGCCAATATCCTCAACGCTCAATTCTACAATCACATCATCACGGGATAGCCAATTGTATGTTTCAAGCCCGGCTTGTTGCATAAGAAGAATTGTAGCGGTCAAATCCCCTACGGTCTGCGCATTTGTTTCAAATTCTGCCCCTTTAAACACTACAAAGCCGTTTTCTATCGCTTGTTTTGCTTTTAAAGTATTTTCAGTATTCTTTTTAGCCTTCGACTTCGCAAGTTGTTCTTGTTTAATGACATCTTCGGATTTTTTTACGATTTCACTGTCAACGATTTCAAAATAATCGGAATTGGCTTTAATTTCTTCAGCTGTAGAGTTGTCAACAAGGTAGTAGCCCGTCTGCTCTCCGATTGTAGTGATGTCGTAGACGTTTAATTTATCGTCCACTTTTTTAAAATTCTGTCTGTAATCGGGTTCTACAGTCCAGTTTTCGACAATTCTCTTCTCTTCCCTATATTCAGTGTGCTTCTCCCCTGTTTCGGGGTCAATAACCTCATAAGGTTCTTCGTGAGTTTCAATCGTCTTAGAATAAACCTGTATTTGATTTTCTTCAACTGTAGGCGGTTCAAGAAGTGTAGCATTTGCGTGTACCATTGGTACAAAATGCCCGACTTGTGCTGATTTTGCGCTGTCTTTGTCAGATTGTTCTACAACTCCTGTAAACTCTTTTGTATCAGCCGCATAGTTATAAATCAACGGTATAACAAAAGGTTCTGGTGTAGGCTCAATATCTTCATTAATCATTAATTCTTCGTTTTCCATTTTATAATCCTTTCCTTTTATTATTTCCACCTGCATAGCCAACGTGCTTTTACACCTGCGGTTTTAACAGTTCCACCGTTTTTATAAATTGATGATGAACGCGAAGCGTCAAAATAAACATTTGCGTCAGTACCCTCTGTACCACCGGAAGGTCCCGGTCTTTGTCCGCCGGGATTGTAAAATGCACCGTCAACTGCTGTATCTGTACCAAGACTCCCCGTAATATTCGGCAGTTCTGGCTCTACATATCCGCTTGCAACGTCACCGTAAATTACACGATTTCTAAAATCTGGCAGACAAATCTTATCAGCCGTACTCCCCGCCGTACATAAAGCTGATAAATATGGGTCTTGCTCAATTGCCAAATATAAACCCTTGTCGACTTCTGCTCCCTCTAGTCTGACCTCATCCTCATTAATTTCATCAGAAAATCTGCAAAATGGTTGTGCTACAGGATGTGCAATATCTCTTGCACGTTTTTCAATCATCCCGTAAATCTCACCCATTGGAAGAGTGAAATCCGTATCAGATAATGTGTAGTATGGCGCATATCCGTATTGCTTGTACATATCCGTTACTCTATCACGATATTGTCTATCAACAACTTTAGAACCTGTTTTACTTTCTGTATAAGGTATCTTTAAGCAAGGTTGATATACTAGGTTGCCGTTAACGTAGATTTTAAATGCGTTGAGGTCGATAGAACCATTTGTCAATCCCCCGCCTGTTAAATCGTAAAAGCATCCAAAGTAAATAGTATAATCTTCTTGAGTTAGCAAGGTTGAGCTTGTTAGTGTATCTGAAACCCCATTTATAGTCCAATAATATTTTGTACCGTCAAAACCTATTTTTCCACTAATTGTACTTGCTTCATTGAATAATTTAACTGTATTGTTTATTGAAATATATAATTGTATTTGTCCATTAGCATTTTTTCTTACATGTATTCTTTGACTACTTGCCCCATACATATCGAAAAATACTTGAATAGCATTCGTTGTATTACAATGAATATTATCAAAGGTTATTTCAAAATTATTCCAACTTTGATTTGTTAAAACTTTTTTAACATAATTTGTTTGAGAGATATTTGATAGTATCCCATCCGTACTAATAGTTGGACTTCCAACAACAGTATAATCATCTGGCTTAATCGTGTCTATGCCTGTTTTGTTACCTGAGAATACGGGAATGCCGTCAATAACAATTTCTGTATATTTAAGGTCTATATTACCTGTGTACCTCTCATAGCCATTAGAATTACCTAAATAAAGTTTATTGTCTGCACTTGTAAGTTCTTTAGTAATTGTACCTGTTGTTGTTTTGGTTATAGTGATATTTTTTGTAACATTTATGATTGTGCCTGTAACAGTTTTATTACTGTTAATTTTTAACTTTGCAATGATAAAATCATTAGTTTCAGGAGAATATTCTGTTGTAGTAAAAGACAAGTTTTCACCCGATATTGCATATATCGTTACTGAATCCAAATTATTTTGATACAATCTTAATACTTCAAAATTGCTTGCTTGATTACTACGGACAAAGACGATATTCCCACCGTTACTATCGGTTTGCCAATAATAACCAACAGTTACTTCAAAAATTCCACCGTTATAGTCAAATTCTGTGTAAATTCTATTTGAATCCTCAAAATCAGAAGCAATCCCGTCATCCGTAATAGTCGGACTACCTACTACGGTAAACTTAGACAAGTCAAAAGTAGAATGTGCATAGGTCTGAACATCCGCCAATCCTTCTGCATCCGTCAAAAGTTCGCCATTATCTGAATAGCCTTTGAGTGCATGTAAACGATTATCACCTGCGGTTGATAGATTATCAAGTGCAATATTTGTTTTATTGTCTAATGCGGCCTGTGTTGCTGTTGATATTGGTTTATTTGCATCCGACGTATTGTTGACGTTACTTAATCCGACTTGTGCTTTAGTGACGTTATGCGGGTTAGAAGTATTTGCAACGTGTGCAGCGATAGCGTTAGCGTTAGTATCTGTCACATCGTATAAATCTTCAACCCCGTCAATAGTGAAGTTTAAGCCTTTGTACGTATCATCAATAAGTTTATTTAAGTTGTCACCTGCTAAAATATCAGGGTTTGTATCATCAAACCCCGATTGTAGTTTTTCATTTGTAAAATCTGTTTTAGTCCCGTTTACGGCAAAAGCCGCCGGAATGTTTAAATTTGGATTAATCGGTTTAGTCATTTAATGTAATCTCCTCTAAATAAATTCCACTGCCTATAATTTGTTGAATATAGCGGGATGTATTATTTGTAAATACAATATTTTCACCGACTATATTAATACTAAGCGTACAAGTATCAGTTTTTGTAATATATACGTGTTCAGCGTTCGTAATCGTTTTTATAATTTCTATATTTTCTTCACGTGTTCCCGATGAAACATTACTGCCGATATATGCAAAAATCTTTTGTATAAAAGTTGCATCATCCAATGTAAGTGGTATTTCGGGATTTTCACTAGATGAAAGAAAATAAAATAATTTTGGTATGTTTATATGTGGCATATTTACACAAAAATAATTGCCATAAGTGGCTTCATCCCTATCTGCCCCGACTTCGGCACCGATATAATCAAGCCATACCCCACGTGCATCACCTATTTTAAGACTGTTTAACAAATATAATATGGCATCCTGCAAGTTGTTAAATCTTGCACCTATCATTTTTAATATTGTTATTATATCTGTATTCTGTCTTAAGTATGGTAAACAATATTTAAGTGCTTGTATCTGATAATCAAGAAGCTGCATTCAATGTAATCCTTTCCGGCGTAAATATTGGCAATTCGTATTTTGTAATTGTCAATGATTGAGAATATGTGCCATCTGTACTGCGTTTAATTTCAATTGCGGTTACTGCTTCCACGCCGTCAACCTGTAAAATCGGAACGATTAATTCAGTTGCATAAATCGTACTTTTTAAGCCATAAACGTGCGTATATGTCACATATTCCATAATTGCATCTTTTACATTTGCAAATACAGTACTTTGAAAGTAATCAGATTTTAATTTTATAGTTGCCTGAATATCAATATCGATTTCATCAGCTTTATAGAACTTTATTGTTACCGCTTGACCCTCGCTATCAGTCAGGTTAATAGTTGTATTACCTTGCGTGTCGATACCGTCAGCAATCGTATTAAATATTGCATCTGCAAAAATTTCATCAGTAGTATTATGATGCGCCACTATTTCAACTGTTCCGGCAGATATAGAAACATCATTTTTTTTATCCAAAACTTCAAGAAATGAAGTGTTAGCAACGTATTTTGTTAAATTCGCTATAATAGCGTTTGCGGTTGACTTTGCGTTTAAACTTTTTGATGATCTAAATCTTATTCTAAATTCATCATCAGTTTCACGATTACGCCCAATAGCAATATTACTTAAGCTATCTGCTACAATCCCTGTCACCTCTGTTGGAGCGGTCACAATTTGAAAAGTATCATTTATTGATATATCGGTTTCACCTGCCACAACGCAAGCAAATTTTATAGTTGCAACACCGTCACCGTCAAGAGTATAACTTTCAGTATTTGTAAATTCTTCTTGCGTTAAATTAGAACGGATTGTAATATCACCGGCGGTACCCTCAAAAGCAGCAACACCTGAAATCTGCAATTCCAATGTTGTAGGTTCAGGAGCAAAACGAGTGATACCAATTCTTTCATATAACGCATCTTGCCAATTTCCCTCTGCTGTTTCAGGGTCAAATTGTTTTGTCAAAAATGCAAGCTGTTCTTGTATATCAAGTTCAATTAAGCCGGTTGATGCTGCAATATTATCTATTACACCCTCAGGTTTAATATAAAAATCTGAACCGTATGTACCTTGTAAATTCGCTTCATCCGCTGATAATATATCAGTCAATGTACTTAATGATATTCCATTTTCATCAATCTGCATTGGTTAATCCTCTTAATTCTGTAAAGTTTGAGCAATATCGACACGCCCGTATATGGTTTTTATTCCTGAAACAATATTGACGGTCAAAGTGGTTTTATCAAAAGTTAATGAAAAATTAATTAATCCCGTAACACCGTCAACGCCTAATATTTGGCTTTTGCAATCGTACTGTAAAAAATCAAGGTTGCGTAATCCTTTTGTGTAATCAATACCTTTTGTATAATCCAAAATCCAATCATTATAAAAGGTATTAAGTGCAACAATTATATGCTGTTTAATTTCTTCTATACCGTTGACAAGCTGAAAATCACCGTTAAGCATTGGTAAACGGTTATTAGTCATTTTAATATCAGTCATATTTTTAAACTACCCCGCCTGTATTTGCGCCCTCATTTCCGTTACTGTGGACGTGTTCAAGAAAGTTTTTACCGTCAATAGTGACATTACCGTTTATTGTAATCATACCGCCTGTTATTGTTATACCGTCAGCAGTTAAATTAATCACCGCACCGGTTGTTGTTCCGATAACAATATCACCTTGCGGAAAAATATATTGTTTCGTGCTTGGATAAAATCCGCACGAAAAAACATTATCGTTAATATTGTGCGTTCTTTCTTCCGTGCTTTCTATATCTGAACCGTTATAGTATGGCGTGACATCGTTATCAAAAAATCGGATAGTACCGCAATCACCGACTTTTAAACCCAGAAATATAAAAGCCGAATTGGTTTGTAAATGTTTAACAGGTACATTATAAAGTATATCGGCTTCATTGTTATTATAATAGGTAACGTCAACCGTATATTGATTTACAACGTTTGTTATTATACACGGTTTTTCTACCAATGTTTGCGCTGAAAAGCCATCAAAAATATCTGATAATAATTCTTCCGGTGTTTCCATTTTATTTACCTTTTTTATCTTTTTTATCTTTATCGAAACCGATTATAATATCAGTAGTGCCGGCGGTACCGTAATTATTACCGATACTGTGAACGGCTCGCACCTGTTCCGTGCCTGTTAAATCCTTAAAATCGCAATGTACCCAATCCTCAGGATTTAAAAACGGCAACAATCTTGTTGAAATCGTTAATTCGTTATCGCCGTTGCGTGTCGGACGTTGTGAATTATTGGCATTTAAAAGCACTGCGTAAGTACCTTTAAATCGTTCCGTAGGTGATATTATTTGTATTAAACCGTTTTGAATATTCCAACGTATATTTAGCGCTTTACAAATTGTATTAAGTATTACGTGCGGTTTTCCGGCTGCTTTATAATTTGTATAAGTTTTTTCGGGTAAGTTTTCAGAAAACTTTGCAACACCAACGCCCATAGCTTCAATACAATCTTTTATTATTTGCGTTGAAGTTACGGCACTTCTATAATTTTTATTGATATAAGTATCTGTGTAAGCTACTCTAGCATCAACCAACTCTATAATAGTAGGGATATCAAAACTGCCACGATTATCTTGTTTGACGGTACTTGCTAAAAATCCTCTTGCAGTGTTGATTTTACCCTGCGCATTGTTTTGTTTTGCGGTTTGAGGTTTTTCAATATACCCTCTGAAAATTAACGCCGGCTCATCGTCACCGTACCAAGTATATAAATCAACAGCATACGCTTTTTCTAAAATCCTTTGATAAGTCGTATCGTTTAAATTCCAAATGGTTATTGTTGATTTATTCGGTTCTTTTTTGTTGGTTTTAAAAATATCAAAATCAATATCTAGATCCGTGATTTGAACATCTGCACCGCCTACCCTTAACATAATATTAAATTTTAATGACGGTTGTTTCCAAATGTTTTTATCGTCAGCTTTAATAGGTGTATTACTAGACATTCTTTAAATCTTCCTCTGAAATGTAAACGAGTTGATAATCACTTGAAAAGTTTTCTTGCAGCGGTTCAACCGATTGAGCGTAAACATTCATTAAAAATAACGCTCCTGTTATTAACTGCGGATTTTTAACCCGCCCGATTAAGTTATTATTAATAGTGAGCGGTTTTCCTTTGAATAAATATTGATTCTTGTTTTCACCGTCAGAAAAATAAGCCGTGCAAAATGCACAATCACCTTGCCAATCGAATTGAAAACGATATTTTACATCGTTTATAATATATTCAACAAATGGCTTCGGATTACTTAAAATATCAGGTAAGTTAAAGATTTGCATTATAATTTCCCTAGTTGATTTATTATATTACTGTACATTGGAATCTCATTAACACCTTGACCGCCTGTAAGCCAATTCCAAGCACCAACGGCACCCGCATAATTTGGCTTTGCTGTTTTATTCGCTATTTTTTGCCCTTTTACGGCGTTTTTAACTGTTTTTGGAACTTTGCCGGTTGTTCCGCTTTGTCCGCTTGCTTTACGTGGGATGTTTACCTTTACATATTCAACATCTCCGCTTTCAATGTATTTAATCTCGGCATCAAAAGTAATACCGTTTTCGGTTTCTCTACGTGGTTGAAAATTTACAAATACATAATTCTCGTAAACTTTTTCACCGGCTCTGAATGTAAACGGCTTTAAACTGTCAGCAATTTCGGTTAAACGGTCAGAAAATTCGTGTGCCGTAAAGTTTTTATTATCTTTTATAACTCCTGAAAATGGCAAAGTTAATGGTAATATATGATAATATTCATTATAAGTCTGGCCCGCTTGTACTCGTCTGTCAGGGGTTTCCATTGTGTGATTTTCAGAAAATGATGTAGTTAAGTCAATTGGGATTTCTTCCCCATATTTTGAATAATCAATTAAGCCGGTTGCTCCGCCTGTTACTGCATCCAAAGCACCCGATAAACCGCTCATAAAAGATGCTACGTTTATTGTTCCGGCTTGCGCTGCCGCTTTCATTTGCATAACTGAATTATAACCAAGCTGCCCCGCCGTTATTCCCATAGCGGGAGCAATGCCGTTAAAAAGACTGTCAAGCATCATCTGATTAGTAACCGGACGTTGATTGATAATCATTGTCAACCCTGCAACACCGTATTTTTGAGTAAACGCCGTTACATTTTGCAAATTGATATTTTTAGCCATTTGCTTAATATCAAAATTTTGCAAGCTGTTTTTTGCATTTTTAAAAGCGTTTTCAATTTGTCCTTTAATGCCTTGCGTTTGCAATGCATTAGGCAATTTCTGTGCTGTTTTATCAGGTTGTATGTAAAATGCTGCGTATGTCATTATTAATTAGTTCCGAAATTATAACCCTTGCTTGTACCAAAATTGCTGAATACACCTAACATTGCTCTACGGACTTCCTCAGATACCCCTTGCGGGTTTGTTGATTGAATATTGAACGTAAAAGTATTGTTATTAGTTGTATTTTTTATTTCTTGCGTACGTTGAATTGTATTATTTTTATTTGTTTGAATTTCTTTTATGTTATTTTTACTAACATTATTTTTATTAAAATTTTCTAATGCTTTTGCTGCTGTTCCGATTGGCATAAAGGCCGGTGACAGCAATAATGAATTAGTTGCCATTTGTGCGCCTGTGCCAATTATAGGATGATTTTCTTTTACTTTATCAATTTGTTTATTTACTGTTTTAGGTACAACAGGATTGACTTGCATAAATTCACTTGTTAAGGTTCTTTTACCTCTTATGGTATCAAACGCTTCAATAACAAGTAATAATATTGCTAAAATTCTAAGCCACGGCGCAAGTAATCCCCAAGATGCCTTTGTAGCTGCCTTAATCGATGCAATACCCGCATCCATTTGCATTGCCGCACCCAAAGAACCGGCTGCGTAAGATGTTGTTAAAAATTCCAGTCTTAACAATGACAGCTGCTGAATTAATCGTCTAAAGCCGATTATTACTGCTGCACCTACTATAAGTCTGATGTTTTTTAATACAAGCGTAAGTGCTTGCGCTAAAAGTTTCACAGATTGCTTAGTCGCAGGGGAATTAAGGATATTTGCTATTTCATTGAATAGGTTTTTAACCTCTTCCATTCCATCTTCATTAAGAATAGATTGTTTAATGTCGTTAAGAGCGTTTTGAATACGGTTTAACGCACCTTGTACGGTATCAGCATTTTTTAATGCTTTTTCACCAAATTCCGTTTGTAATTGCATCCCCATTGCAACTAATAAATCAGAACTTTTTAAACCGTCTTTTATAAGTTTCTTAAATTCGGCATCGGTTTTACCCATTGCACGCTGCGCAATTTGTAACGCTTCGGGCATAACTTTACCTAATTGCCCTGTCAACGCCTTTGCTGATACTTGATTTTTGATTAACAGATTATCAACTGCTGTTAGTAATTGCTGTGTTTCTTCCGGTTTAAGTTGATTTGCTGTGGCATATTCCATTGTGCCTGAATAGATATGTTGAATTTGTATATCATCTAAACCTTGACTTTTACCAGCTGCATAAAGTTTTCTGTATGCTTCAACCGTTTTAGAAACTGACAACCCCAAACGGTCACTTTCTTCACGGATAAATTTTAATTGTTCCTCAGCACCTAATTTTGTACCGCTTATTGCTTCAAAAGATTTTTTCAAACTTTCCAAGCGTATTGAAGCATCAAGTATTTCTTTTGCACCGACCGCACCAATCACGCCCACGAATAAACCACGTAAATTTTTTGATAACAAAGAAGTTGATTTATTCGCCTTTGTAGTCGATTTATCAAGCTGTTTAAATCCTGCATCATCAAATTTTGATACTATTGAAACTAATAATTCTTCAATACCTGCCATTGTTTATTCTTTCAAGTTCCTTTGAGGTTTTTGTAAGTTCTTTTTTAAGCAAAAATGCTTGTTGCGGTGTCATTTGTTCAATTTCTTTTAAGCCAATACCGAATTGCAAGGATTTATTTGTTAGAAATATATTCATTATTTCTTGTTCGGCTTCTGCTCTGAGTTGGTTAAGACTTCGTTTAGGTTTATAAACAGAGTTAATAATTTCTTTTCTACTTGGGTCTTTATCTTGTCTATTGCCCCCTCCGGTAATAGAGCGGACAAACTCGAAAAATTTCCGAGATTTGCCTTTATAAAATTAAAGCAAACTACTCTGTAATCTGCAAAACCAACATCTTGCCAGTGTTTCTCCCACTCCGCATTGTCTAATTGCTTGCCGTCAACTCTTAGATGTTCACGGTTTAAAGCTAATTCTGATATAAATTTTAAATCTTCACGGTTAAAAATATCTTTACAAGATGTGTAAAGTGCTTTTAAAAGTTCGCCGTCAGCTAAATCATTAGCTATACAAGCAAAACAACAAGTTAAAAACGGATATATTTTCTCTTCCGAAATATAACCAAGTTTTGTAAAATCATCAAAATAAAGCGGTTCTGTCATATATTCGTGACCGCTAACAGTACATTTTATCATTTTCATATCCTTTCAAATAAAAGAGGGGATTAAATCCCCCCTGTACGTATTATGTTTGCAAAATAATATTATTTATTATTTCTGAATAATGCGTTCCAAGTTACGGTACGAGTACCGCTGTCTTGTTCGCCTGAGATATTTAATATTACACAATCTGAAAACGTATCAGCTGCGCCAGTGTTTAAATCACGTATAACAAGCGTATCTTCAACATTATTCAAATTATCTTCCAACAAAATCGGCAATGATACACTGTCAACTTTAAAAGTGCGGGTTATTTGCCATTGTCTTTGATTATTAACAATATTCAAACCCTCGCCTTGTACACCTTTATATGGTGTAAAGCTGTCGTTTTGTTGTGAAATACTATATGCGTGGTCGTCACCTGTTCCAGTTAATGTAATACCACGCCATACAAACTGGATATTCTTAGCGTCATAAGTTGCCATTAGTCATTCCCTCCTAAGATTTGATTAATCTGTTCATCTGTCGGATCAACGTATAACAAGAAGTCAACTTTTTCACCGACTATTGCATCATAATAATAGCCATAAAGTTTAAATTTCTTAGCGTTATACGCTTCTACATCGGTATTCATTATGCTGTCAGCACCAACTCTAATAGGTACTACTTTTAATTCAAAACCGACTTGCTCGCCAACGGTCGGAATAACTAAATTATATGTCTGAAAACTTCTAAATCTTCTTTCAGCCATTGATAACAATAAGTTATTGCCGGTTTCATCATACATTGGTTTTTGATTGAAAAATTCTAATGCCATCAAACCAAGAGATTTTTTAATATAATGTTTTATCATTTCTCTTTGACGTAAAGCACCGCCTAACATCCTTGAACCGATAACCCAATTATAACCAAATCCCTCAGTATTTCCGCCATCAATCGGTGAAACATTGGTATAATAAGCCACGTTTGCCGTATCCATTGCGGATATTTCTTCACCTGTGAATGTATCAGGAACAATACCGCTTAATTGCGTAAATTGTGCTGAACCATCCTTGCCGCCGAAATATCCCATAGTTGCGGTTGAGGCAACAGCTGATGCAAGCGGATTTGTTGAAGTTTTTGCAAAAATACCGTAAGCATAGTTATTAGTTGCTGCTGCGATATCTTCAACATCATCAACATCAGTAACAACGAAATCACAAAATCTATCGTTAGTTAAACACCAAGCGGCAACCGCTTCTAAATCTGCTTTAGTTCTTGAAATCGGTACAACTTTTACAAATTTACCATCAACCGCTTTGGCTGAATCAAGTGCTTGCGCTAGCGTTTGCGAATTGGTTTTATTCGCAATAATCAAATATTTAATCTGTGAAGTTGTTTGAGAATTATTTTTTTGATTGAATATTGCGTTTGCTTCAAGCGCAAATTGAGATGTCGGCACAAAATCCTCTATGACTTCATCATAACTTGCGTATTTTTTTATCCCGCTAGCAGGAAAAGTAACACCGGTCTGTAAATCACCGGATGCAACCTCACCGACTAACAGAATGTTTTTAAAGTATTCCTCTAAAGTTCTGCCATCAGGCAATTTAAACAGAATACTAATCAAATTGTCATAAACTGTCATTTTAATTTACCTTTCTCCGTGCTTAGTAATAAAAATAAAAATAACACGGTACATTTACTAATTTTTCATTGACCCTGAATAAATCTTTAAAATCTTTATCCAATTGGATAAACTCGTCTGTATTATCCACTTGAATATTGATTTTAAGACCTTTGGCGAGTTCGCCGCTTTCTACCGTAATATCCTCAAACTCAAAAGCAATATCAATTTCTTTTCTGAACTCTTGATTTGTTTGAGTGAATCCCGATAAATCCCTGATGTTTGAACTTTCAAGTTCGTTAATAACTATTCCCTGATTATGTAAAGCAAAAAATGTGTTTTCTTTCTCTGTAAATAAATTTTGTATAAATTCTATTAATTCATTTGCCTGATTATCGGCTGCGACTAGGTTGCCGTCTGTAGCAGTGGTATATACCCCAAAAGTTACGTGTAAGCGCATTTCTTTACGTGTATAATACTTGCCGTCTTTAAAAAATCTTTCAAAACGCCTGTAAATTTTTTGCGGTTCGTTATCCGTTAGCATAATATACGGACGCTGCGGGCGTGTTTGTTTTACTCTATCCCAAAATATATTTGCGCAAGCGTTATTTTTATCGAGCGGAAATACTAAAGGATATTCCGTATTTAATTGAGTTTTAAAAAAGTTATATATTATTGGTTTTACGTCATTTATTTTCATTGATTTTCAACCTCTACTAAATAACTTTTCCAATACTTCATAAATGAACTATGCCAATCTTCTATTGCTCTTATTTCGTACCATAAACCGTTATATTGTAATCTGTCGTGGTTTTCGAGTGGTCCATCGTGATAAATATAATATGATGATATTATTTCATCACCGCTGACATCATCGAGTAAAGCAACCCCTTTTTTACCGTCATTTGTTGAAGTCGGTTGAATATAACCTAAAATTGCTTGATTAAAGGTATATGCTACGATGTCAGCACCGCTGTTTGAATCTATGGTTAAAGCGGAACGGTAAACATCGTATTTAACACCGCCCATCTGTTTAATTAAAAATGTTGCTCTACCCATTATTTTTTATCTTTCCTTGCCCGCCATTTTATACTATTGTACATTAATCCTTTTTCATACAAACGTTTATCAAAGCCTTTTATCATCTGTGTTAAAGGTTTGTTCGGTTCAAAAATTTTTTCATCGATAAATGATTTAATCATTTGAACCATATACCGACCTATTCCACGGGTGACATCCGCTGCAGTTTCTTTTTTACTGTCGTAGCCGTTATACGGTGCAAGCATCATGTGAATACTTGCTTGGATTTCGGTGATTAAACCGGCTCTATAACCTGTATTCTGTACTAACCTGCCTACAAAGTGGGTAGCAGGTATTCTTATTGTTGTTCCCTTTTTGATAATCCACCATCTACCATTTTTATAAAAACGAACTGTTCTTGGCATTACCCAACCATTACCGTACTCATTTTGTACAGCAATGTCAATTAATCGGGCATTCTTGCCAACCATCTGAGCGCCTTGTTCTTTGTGTATTCCTGCGGTTATCCGCTCCACTCCTAACTCTTTGAGTTGTTTTTCTAAGGCGACACGATTTTTTTTATCGATTTTTAAGCTCGCATAAGGTCGTTCAAATGCCATAATAAACCTTTTTTAATGTTCCTCATAATATAACGGATTAACAATATTAAATCCAACTCTAACAAGTCCGTTTAAAAATCTTGCTGCCGCATCGGATAATAAACCGTAACTATTACTTGCTGTTGCGTTTGCTGCTGAACTTGTACTATTACCATAAGTTATAGAAGCATCACCGAGCTTTAACGATTGATAATTAGTATTAATAGCACCGTTAAGAGCTTCCGCTCCGTTTGCATCCAAGTATTGTACAAGTGTCAACGCTTCCTCCGCCGTTGCATCTTTTACTTGTTTTGGTACAACAGCCGTTGTATAAAAGTCTAAAGCATACGAAAAATCAACAAAAAAGCGTGGAAATTCAAGCGGTTGAGTCGGACTGCACTTATACCCGATAAAAGGTAAGGTATCAATACGCTTAGTAGCTGTGATTAATGCCTGTTCCTTTTGTGTTTCGGTTAAAGTAGTCCAAATATCCGAGCCTAAACGGCCTGAAAAATATTCGTTTGCTTCTTCAATAGTTAAATATGAGTTCTCGTGTGAAATAGTCATTTTAAATCCTTTTTTGAAAAAGCAAGGGGAATAAATCCCCTCGCCTTTATGTGGGTAGTACCTTATTAACTACGGTTCGCTTGGTGTAGTCGGTTCAGGAGTATCACTAGCCGGAGTAAGAACCGCGAACGGATAACCGTTTGTTCCTGCTCTTCTTGTTACAGGGTTTGCAATCTGAACACCTAATCTCATAACGACACGTAACGCAATCATATCTTGCTGAGCAAGGTTGAATACGATATTGCCGCTTGCATCCTGAATTACAGCTTGGTCAAGTACTTTATATGTTACATCCTGTCTGATAGCGTAAACTGCTTTTCTAAAGTCGCCTGCTACCATTAATGCTTTTGTATAATCAAACATACCTGAATTGTCGTATGCTATTTCTCTGCCTACGATTGTGTCACGGTATTCACTATTCAAAGCAGGAATATAAATAGGTCTGTTATTTTTATCTCTCAAATCTCTCAATTCAGGAGCAAATGAACCATCAGCAATAAAGCCATTAACAACATAGCCGTCATTTTCAACTTTAGCAATTAAGCCGTCTTTACCGATAATATCGGAAGCTACGTCTAAGCCTGTACCGATTGCAACGGTATTTCCTTTTGCAACAGCGCCGTCATAAATTGAAGTCGGCCAGGAAGCAGGTTTATTTGTACCGAATAATACCGCTTGGTCGATTGCTATGCCTAAAGCTTCAACTATTTGCGGTCTGATTTCGCCCCAAATATCAAAAGAGCTGTCATCTAATACAGCTTCCGGAATAGGAATAATTACCGCCAATTCCTCAGCCGTAAGCATTAATTTTTCCCATTCGGCTTTTGTGGTTTGTTTTAAATCCATATCGCCATTCAAGAAATAAGCGTTAGGTAATGCTGACTGAACAGGCAATACTCTTTGTTTTGCCGTCATATTCGGCAATCTTCTCATTAAAGGTAAAAGTTTTGATGCGCTAGGAACTTCTTTGATAATTTCGTTCGCAATCTCTAAAGGGATTAACGCATCAGCATTTGAACGTGTAATAACATTGTTTGTAGCCATTTTTAAATAAATCCTTTCGTGTTATCTGCCGCTTTTTGCTCGAATAAATTCATTCATTGCATCATGGGCATTAATATTGTTACTTGATGACGGTTTATAATTTCCGCCGTGGTTTTGGTTTGCAGCCTTAAAAAGTATTTCGTTTTCCTTCTTGTAATCCTCAATCCATTTTGGAACATCGTCGCAATCGTCAGGGATAGCAGTTGCAACTAAGTCAGATTTTATACATCCGGCTTTGTCTAATAACGATTGATTCTTAACAATTCGGTTTTCTCTCTTTGTTTTTGCAAATTCTTCTTGTAAGGCTTTTAACTGTTCTTCAACGGTTTCCTTACCTTTGGCGGTGTCTTTTGCTTTAGTGCGATAACTCGCCGCTTCTTTTCTTAAATCTGCAATTTCAGCCTTTAAAGCTGCAATTTGTTCAGCAGTATTATCAGTACCTGACTGACTATCTGCATTGTTTTGCGTGCCCTCAGTACCTGACTGAGTGCCTTGCTGTTCTTCTGTACCTGACATTAGAACTCCTTTCTTGATTTAACTAAATGCTTGAAAACTCCATAGGGCATGTGTTATCATGCCCTTGTTACACTACAACAGGAGTTTTTATGAAAATATTTTTAATTTCTTATGATTTGTCTAAACCGGAACGGGATTATGAAAGTTTAATCACAATTATTAATACTTTTGATAAACCTATCCGTATTCTGAAAAGTGTATGGCTGATAGAATCTAATGACACAACAACGATGATTTATGATGCGTTACGCAATCATATCGATAGAGATGATACTTTATTTGTATGTCCTTTAGATTTTAGCGGTTCAGTCTGTTCAAATTTAAAGGATGCAAAAATAAAAGACTGGTTTAATGAACATCTATACGATGTAAAAGCGGATTATAGAAAACATTAATCTCAAATCCATTGTTATCGTCCGATGTTTTTAAAACGCTATAACCTTTGTAGCCGTATTTTTCAACAATTGTTTTTATTTCGGCACACATTTCGTCTGCTTTTTCCGAGTTATCAAAAAAATATGCTTTCATACAATCCTTTCAGTATCTTTACATAACACTTGAAATTTTTCTAAAATATGTCATAATAATTCTATGAGTAGTTTACAAGATAGAATAAATGATGAAATAAATAATATTGTTCTGCTGCCTGACCCTTTAACTCCTGAACAAAGAGAACATTTAAAAAGTGTGCCGAGTAATAGAAAAGTTTTTTATGTTCAACAATGTATTAAAGCTAATCAGCAAAATCAACAATAAAATTCCATTGTAATTTTTTGTCTTTATTTTCTTTTAGGTTAATATTTCTAATTTGATATTTATAACCTTTGTTAATTAGAACTTCACTTTCTTTTTTACCTGATATTTTATCTACCGCCAAAGCGTGTATACCTTTAGGTGCATTTATTTCAAGCATAATAGGACTATTATCAAATGCTTTAAATCGATATCTTGAAGTTGAAACAAAACCCTTATCAATATATGTTTTCCCTAATAAAGCATCTTTAACTCTTTCTATATCTTTTTCAGTCGGAATATTATCATAAACATCTCCGATTAAATCAGCTAAATCGCTATTATTAAATACTTTTTCAATAAAATCACTTTTTACCCCACGATATAACATTGTATTTTGTGGTAAGCTACTTTTATTTAATGCATCTGTGATTTTCCGAATTGTTTTTGCTTTACTTTTTGATATTTCAGAAATATTACCTCTTAAATAAGCATTGATATTTATATAATCCATAGTGTCTGTATATTCTTTTATGGCTTTTTCTTCTGAATTGGTTATATCTATTGCTTGCTGTCTGCTCTGTTGTGAGTTATCTTTTGATAAATATTTATATTCGGTTTGTTTTGGTATTTCAATTCCTAAATACTTATATTGTTTTAAAACTTTGTCGGTAACTTCTAAAGTATGGATACAATTCGGGTGGAATATATCATATTCTGCTTCTGCTTCTGCTATTGTAATGTAACCTTTTGATAATCCATTGATACTTAAAATAGAACCTAATAAATGATAGCAGTCATCACAAGAAGCAGCCTGAGTTTTTGTTTTCGCAACAAATTCTACTAAATCGCCCCCGTACGGTTTAAATGTCTGTTCAACCATATCGGTAACGGCTTTTCTGTCAGCTTCTGCTGTAAGCGTTCTTGCAAGCATTTTACAATAGTTTTCAGTACGGACATGTGAAAACACCTTTCCGGCTTTGCTGCCTGTTCTGTGATAGTAAGGAACTCTGAAAATATCCCTTGCTTTTAATTGTGTTTCAAAGAATTTAGCTAATCCGTTTAAATCCTTTGTTTTTTCAAGATTACTGGGAACAATCAAGCCTAAACGGTTATATGCAAGGCTTTCGACGTTCTTAACCGCCTGATTTACGGTTGAAAAATCTTTACGCACAAAAGCATTTAATTTTGATTGCATCCTATCAATCGCCCAATCAATATGGCTATGATAGGTTTTTGTAAGTTCTTTTTTCCCTTTATCGGGTAAAATTGCACCGATTAACAAACCTATTTTTAAGGCTTTATAATCTTTTTTAGTTGTATCTTGCCCTCGCGTGTATGAGTATTCAATCTGAGCTGCTGTAAGTTCTTTTAATTCTTTTCTGAGTGCTTTTAAAATATCATCTATGCGTTTTTTCTCTCTCGTTAGGGTAGAACTATCTCCGCCGGATTTTACGATGCTTAAAATGGCTTTTTTTAACTGTTCAGAACGCTTTGAATAAATCTTTATTAATTCTTTTGCGTTCTCAATTTGTAAATCGTAAATGTTAACAGCCATTATAAGATATCAGCATCTGCCCCTTTTTCTTTTTGAATTTCCTGCAATTCCTTTTCAGCTTTATCATCAGGTAATTTACTTAATACCTTTATTGCAGATAATTGCGACATAGTACCCGCAAGCACTCTATCATTACAAGATTTTACAAGTTCGGTATAATCAAGTTTTATTGCTTCGCCCCAATTGATTTTTACTTCTACGTCTTTATACCCTGCAAAAGCTAAAGCACATTCAACCGTTTTTTCAATCGCATTGTTTAACGAAACCGCTCTTATATCCTCAACTTTTGCAATAGCGGCCATAAAGATTTTAATTAAACTTTCACCGCTTAAATTACCGCCCAAATCAACACCATACGCCTGTGGCGGTGTTTTGGTTAAGATATAGAAAAACTGCATTAAAGTATCAATATGAGATTTTATTGCATCGGCTTGTAAATCAGCCGTTATATATTCAGGTTTTACACCGTCTTTGCCGGTCATAATAAAATCAGTATTAGGAATATGTCTTTGCCCCGTCAACGGGTTCATTTCTGTATTCTCGATACTGCCGGCAAGTTTAGGGTTTGCGTGACGATTGATAATTTTAGAGTTTTGAGAAATAGTAAGCATTATTTCTTCAACAATACTCACGATGCTTTTATAATCGCTTTCGCCATAATAACTGTCGCTTTCGGTAGTATTTTTGACGTGAAATAAAACAAAATCATCCCATTTATCAGAAAAATCGTCAATTTCTGCTAATCCAAATTCCGAAATATCCTCAATCTTGCGGCTTAACAGACCATTTGAAACTTCCCAGATTTCATTTTCAATATATCCTTTGTGAATTTTTTCAACGTGTTTATATTTTTTGCCAAATTTAACAAGGTCATAAAGCAAAATATGCCCGTCTAATTCGTTTAAATTCCCGTTTTTAAATACAGGAAACCAACAATCAGGACATACGGAAAATATCTTAACTTTATCGTCGACAAAAGCGACTTTAAAAAGTGCATCGCCAAATCTTGAATTATCGATGCAAACTTCTTTTAATACAGAAATAAAATTATTTTCTTTTGCAATTTCATTCCAAGTTTCCTGTTGCTGCTCTGCATTTATTTTAAAATCGTTATTTGCCATTAAATTTTTAAAAAAATCAGTAAGTGCCTTAAATAGATTTACTTCGATTAATGTTTGTGCGGTGGTTTGTTGTAATGGGTAGCGTGTTAAAATTTTGTTTAAAACCTGCATAAAAGGTTTTGCGAAATTTGAACGGTATAAATCACGATACTTAGCATAATCTCTTAAGCGTAAACTGTCATCACTATCCCATTTCATTTTTTTAAAATCATCGTTAATATCAAAAGATGTCAGCATTTTATTGTGTTAAAACTCCTCTGTTGATTAAATGTAGTCAAATGCTTGTATAAACCGTATCTTAACGCGTCCATGCAATCATCATTAATTTTTATCGGCATATCTGCTTGAACAGATGCTCTCAATCGTTCTTCTTCGTTCGGGTAACGGTACGTTTCAAACTCGTTTAATGTATGTTTGCAATTTTCGGAAACAATCAAATTATCATAATTAATAACGCTGCGAACTAAAGCTATACTATCTTCAACCTTTGGCTTTTCTTCATAAATAACAAGGTTTAAATTGTTTCTTAACTTTTCGTTCTGTTCCGGTCTTGCGTTATCGCAATTTGCGAAACTAAAAAACCGCTTATATTCTGTCTGTTTTTGGTTTATCCAACTGATAACGCCGTCAGCTTCAATCTTTGAGCTGTATAATTCGTCAATCAGGTAATAAGTACCTTTGCGGTCAATGCCTAGCAACAGGCAAGCGGTAGGGTGATTCCAGCCCCAGTCAATCCCTAAGAAATACTCTAAGATTTCATTCTGATTAATCTTATTAATAATTTCTATATGTTTTAAAGTATGTTTTGCTGGGTTGAACGTGTCATATACTAAACCATCGGCAACTATCCATAAACCGTCAATCTTTCTTGCTTTAAATGCACCCTGATAAAGTTTTTCCTGATTGTTAATAAATACTTCTGATAAATTGGCATTATCACGCATTGTAAAGTGCCAATATTCAAATACATCTTTAACATCCTGATTGTTTTCAAGATACGGTTTAATTTTTTCTTGGTATAACCAATGGTTTGAACTTTCAGGGTTGCTGTCAGCAAATGCCCTTGCATTAGCCGGAGTTAATCGGCTTAAAGCCATATTGTAAAAGCTGTAATGGTGCTGCGGAAGTTCGTTAGCATACCAAAAATCCCAAGTGCCGCCCTGAATAGCTGCTGCACTATCTGATTTCCCACCGCCCACTACAAGGCAATTATAAACCTTGCCCCATAGTTTTATATCAAGTTCGCCGCTTGAACTGTTATACTTGACCTGACCGCCTAAGTAGTTTTCTATAAACGGCTTTAATTCAATTAGTACGTTATTTCTGACGGTTGATTTTGAATAGCCGGAAAATACCTTTAAATTATCGTTACCGATTGCATCAAATATTTGCGGTATTTTTTGAACTATGTTTAATGTTTTGCCGGAACGTACTGCCCCGTCAAGAAGCGTAAGCAACGGAAAATCCTCAGGTTGTTTGCTTAGGAACTTCCGTGCTTTCAGGCTGTATTTGCTGTTCTCCCACTTTATCGGCATACATGTTCTCTAAAGATTTTAAATACTTCTCTTTTATATCATCCCCGGAATTTTTATTCTCTTCCGGAACGTCTTTCCAACCTAGATTTTTAAGAGCGAAAATCGCACCGGTACATTTATCATTCCATAGCTGTTTTTCGTATTCGTTAGCAATTCTTTCACGTGCGTTTTTTATAGTGTGGGAAAATTCTTTTCTTTTCTCGTATTCATAAAACATTTTTCGGTCAGAAAAACCTAAAAATAGAATTAATCCCGAAATTGTCGGAGTATATTTTTTATAGGTAACGAAATTGCCGCTATTTTTGTCAAATGCGGTTATTTCGACATAATCGGGGCAATTTTTAAAATAAGCATCAATTTTACGCTGCAGCCTTGCCGCAGACGTGTAATAAGCCGGTCTGCCACGTTTCATAAAACCTCATAAAATTTTAAGAAAAAACCGCCGGGATAGAATTAATTAGAATAAAAATGTTTGGATTTTTGGTCTCTTAGTTTTATTTGAAAGGA